TATTCGACGCCGTCGAGCAAGCCCTGCACCCAGTCGAGGTAGGCACGCTGGGCATCCGGTGGCAACGTCGCCAGTGTGTCAGAGATGTGCTGGGCAAAGTCGTCGATGGACTCGTTGGCGTCTTGAAGTTGCTCATTGAGCTCCGTAACGTCGAGGAAGGTGGTGCCTTCCGGGAAGCCCAGCTTTTTGGAGACTTCCGCGAAGTCCGAACCGGAAAGCAGACTTACGGCTTCCTCAACTTCAGCTCTGATCTTGGTGACTTCATCGGCAATGCCGAGTTCGCCCTGCAGCTTCAGACCTTCGATCAGGTCGTCAAGGATGCCGAAGGTACGGGCAAGGTTCCGCGCCTCCTCGTCCATGTCCTGAAAATACTGGTACGCAAGGAAGCCACCGGTGGCCACTGCAGCCAGCGCCAGACCCAGCGGCGATGTCGCGGCACTGAGTAGGCCAATCCCTACGGATGCGGCTCGCGCTCCGGCACCCGTGGTCCGCATGACCGTGCTGAACTTGCCCAGACCGGCGCCGACCACGGGGAGCGCAATGGCGAGGGGCGCGAGTTCAGCGGCGACCTCACCAACCGGCCCGAGATAGCCGCCAATGGCCTGCCCAGCGTCCTGTACCGAGTTGGCGAACTGCCGGAACCGTCCGCCGGCATTGTCGGCGGCATCTGCCGCGGCACCAGAGGCGTTCGCCGTATCTTCAAGGAACAACTGGAACCGGAATGCAGCCCGCTCGGCTTCCGAGAGCGCGCCTGGCACGTTCCAGTTCGTAATCCCGGCTTCCAATGCCCGCGCTGCCACCGCGGCATCCGACATGTTCCCGCCGAGCCGCTCGAACGCCTCGCCTTCGCCCCGGATTGCCCCGCTGGTACGGGTGACCGCATCGACCAGGTCCACGCCGTAGATCTGGGCGAGGTCGGCAGATCGTTCGATCAGGATGCCGACCTGCTCGGCTGAGAGGTTGTAGTTCGTGGCCAGCGAACTGGCCACCAGGGCCGATTCCCGCGCGGCATCGTTGGAGTACCGGGTGTAATCCTGGATGTTTTCCGACATGTCCAGAATGACATCGGCCTGGTCACCGTAGAGCCGGTTGATACCGTCGATCTGGCGTTCCTGGTCCCGATAGGAAGCACCCAACATGGAGGCCGTCGAGACCAACGTCCCGAACGCCGCCCCCAACGCCACTGCCTGATCTTCTACGGATGCCAGCGACCGGGAGGTCGTCTTCGACTGGTTGTCGATCTGCTTGAGACCCTGGGCACCTTCCTTGCCCGCCCGCTCGAGGTTATCCCCGAGTTTTTGCGCGCTGTTGGCGATGGTGGTGAACGTCTTGGATGCGCCGTCCGTCGCGGTAACGCGAACTGTCAGGTCAGCCATTATTCACCGCCCAGCATCCCGCGCCTACAATGGAGCGAGACTCGACTGACCGGAGGGGGAAGGGACCATGAAGAGCATTGGAGCGGTGGTAGTTATTGTGATCGTGCTGCTGGCCGGGGCATACCTGTACCGCCCGGTTTACATCACCCCAGGCGAGGTCGAGGCGCAGGACGCCCAAGTCATCGATGTTGAGGTCACGTTCAGGCCAACAGGCAGTGAAGTCGAGCAGGGAGATGCTTGTGGATACGAATCCATCTTCGATGGTGGAACCTGGCCTCACTCCCGCCAGGTCGTGGTTACCGATGCTGCTGGCGTGGTCGTTGGAACGGTGGACCTGCTGGACATCTTCGATCTTTCGGTGAGCGAAGCCGCCAAGCCTGGAATAGTTGATGGCAGTGGGTACTGCGTGGTGGAGGGCACGGTCAGCGCAGCCCCGTCGACTTACTACACGTTCGAGATTGAGGGCGCGTACAGGTGGACCGTCAGCTCGCAGGAATTGCAGGGCAGAGACTGGACGATGCCGATCATTTTTCTGGAATCGGATGTCTAGTACCTTTCGGCTCATTCCTGCTGTCCCCGCTTTGCTTTCGCCTCGTCCCTCGCATCGGCTTGACCATCGCGATACGCGGCCTGCACGGCCTGGGCTTCGATCCACTCTTCGGCGATGATTGGCCACCATTCCCACGGCCTCACCGCAGACAAATCCCAGGCCATGAAGTGGGCGTACTGGCCTGGGAAGTCGGGCACCTTTACGCCTCGCTCCCCGAGTCTTCGGCGTTCGACGGCACGGGCGTAGTTCCTGACCCCCGAGAGCCGTTTTTTTTGGCGTCGGTGAGCGCCTTGCGCAACGCCTCGGCGGCGTTCTTCGCATCCTCGGCCGTCGCCAGGTAGCCGTACTTGACCTGTTCGGCCACCCAGTTGGCTTCGATGTGATCCAGCACCTGCAGGACTTCCCAGCCCGCTTCGGCCGGGGGCGGCACGGCTTCCATCTCGCCGGTTTCGATCACCGTGCGCTGGACGTTCCATTCCACAACGTACGGCGCGATTGCCTGGAAGAGCTCGGTGTAGGACACGCCTGCGCTGAACGGGATCTGGTCCAGCTCCATGAACGAGAGATTCGACCGCAGCTTCACCCGCAGCGGCTCCTGCCCTTCCTCCAGGCCAGGCATTTCGCTGTACTCAAACCAGCGGTAACGAGCGGGTCGTTGATACCGGCTCACGTCAACCACTGGCGTGACGGCTTCGACTGCGGCTTTCTTCTTCGGCATGGCGTCTCCTTAGGCCCGGACGGCCGACAGTGCGTTCTTGACCTGCACCTCGAGAATCGGATCGGACGCAGACAGGTAGGCCCAGAACGGGATGGTCTGGGTCATGTTGTTCTCGCGGGCGTCTTCATTCGGGGTGGCGAAGTAGCACTCGTTGAGATCGATCTGGGCGAACTTGACGGTCCCCGCACCCGAGTCGATGACCGACCCCTCCTGGTAGACGCGGAGCTTGAAGCCCTCCAGCGCCTCCCACTTGCGCGTTTCATCGAAGCGGTCGAACTCGACGCGAATCTGGCCCATGATCCGGCGGCCACCACGCCCGGTCTTCTTGGAGACCTCGTTCTTGGAGTTGTTGAGGAATCGCTTGGGCGCCCGGTTGGTCACCTGCTGCACGTTGAGGGAAATGATCCGGTCCAGCACTTCGGTGGTGCCGATCGTGCCGTCCAGTGGATCGATGAAGACCTGCGTGCCGTAGGTGGGGATGTACTCGTTGTCGGGAATGGAGATCCCGGCGGTGAACGCGGATTCGATCGTGTACGGCGTGCCCGCGGTGGGCGCCGGATCGGCCGTTTCGGCCCAGGTGATGACCGTCTCCGTGTTGTCGGTGATCTCGTAGACCTGGCCGGTGTGCGCGTCACCGAAGTTGATGAAGCGACCAATCAGCGCATCAGGCGTGAGCGCGGCCCCGGTGTCCGTCAGGGTGGTGGCCGTCCCACCGGTGGCGGTGCCCGTGATGACCGTGGGCAGGATTACCTTGGAGCGGACGAACAGGGAGCTGGAAAACTTCCAGACGCCATCCGTATCGTCGACGTCGATGGTGATCGTGCCGTCATCGTGGCGGACACCGGTCGACAGGTTGCCGAGCCCGTCCACGCCGTACTGCAAGGTGGCGGAGTCGATGTCGTCCCGGTTGAAGGTCGGGGCGTAGGTGTGCAGGTAGCCCGGCGTGGTTTCCCCATCCGTGGCGCCCACCACGCCACCCTTGATCCAGTACTGGAGGTGCTGCGGGAAGTTCTCGAACGAGAGGTCTTCGGCGTAGGTTCCGGCGAACGTCGCTGGCTGCTGGCGCGGGGAGACCATCCGGTCGTATCCGCCGGTCATTTCCTCGCGCTCGGCAAGGTCGGCGGTCTTGGTGATGGACAGGTCACCCATCCAGCGGGAGGTTGGAGTACCAGCAACGCCGTACACCGCTTCCCGGTAGGCCAGGATCTTCTTGGATGCGGTTTCATTCTGAACTGTGCTCAGGCTGGTCGGCATGATCAGCCCTCCTTCCCGGTATCCGCCTTGGCGGCTGGCTTGCTACTGGGGGCGGTGTCCGCCTTGCGTGGCACGTAGGACGAACTGGCCAGCACATCGCGCTGCTGCTGCAACGTGAGGGCGTCAAAGTCCGCCTGGGTCAGGGAGCGACGGGGGACGCCGTAGAAGCGATCCTCGCCGCGGTAGACAAAGACGATGGGTTCGGTCATCCGCCGGCCCTCCTGTGGTACTTGATGCTCCAGAACAATTCGGCCGCGTAGAACAGCGAGCCGGCGTAGTCGACCTGCAGGGTGGGCCGGACCCGCACCACCTGCAGCCGGTCCACCTTGCCGCCCAGCGTGGGCAGCACCTTGGTTGCCGGTCCGGTATCGAAGAGGTCCACAATCGGCGTGATCAGGTTGTCGATCACCCCAAACTCGGCCGGCGTGTTGCCCTTCATGGGCGTCAGGATTTGGGCCTTGACCGCTGGCAGCCACATCCGCTGCGACAGGTCGTTGCTGATCTCGGTGTCCACGTCAGAGCCCCAGTAGAGGACCACCACGGGCCCGCTGGGGATGGTCTTGGGTGGCGGGTAGTAGGCCGCCCTGATGCCGGGCACCGTGGCGATCTTGCTCCCCATCGCGGCGAGGATTTCGGGCACCGTGACCATCACGCGCCCCCGATCCGGGCGACGACCCGGTCAAGGGCCGCGCCGTACTCCCGCGGCACCAGCGGCCGCAGGCGGTCCACAGAGGGACGAATGAAGGGCCGTGCCGCGGCCGGTCCCACCGACTTGCGGTAGAGCGTCTGGCCGCCAATCGTGAAGCGGAGCGCCTTGCCGCGGGCCACCACGGGCCCGCGGCCCTCTTCCACGTACCTGGCGTAGGGGGTGGTGGTCCCGTAGGAGCCCGTCGCCCCACCGGCCCAGACAGCAGGCTTGGCGGCAATCGAGCGGCGGAGTTGCCCGGTCCTCACCGGAGCCAGCCCCTTGGCGAAGCCTTCGCCCTGCAGGGTCAGCCGGTCCGTGGCCTGCAGGAGTTCTTCCCGGAGGATCGGCTCGGCTTTGGCCATGCTGGCGGCGAACCGCTCTCCGTCGCTAAAGTCGATGGAGAAACTCATACGAGCACCTCCACCACCCGGTACTTGTCGATCACGGCTTTGACGTATTCGAGGTTCCACGGATTGCCGGGGGTGATGGTCAGGCCGGACGGCCCGATCTCCCCGGCTGGTGAGGCATGACGGCGGTGCCATTCCTTGACGGTCAGTTCGGTCAGCACCTGGGAGACATCGTCCGGCACCGTTGCCGTGACCTGATCGCCCCAGATGCCGGTGATGCGGATACTGCCCGCCCATGTTCCGTTGATGCGGTCGATGCCGTAGTAACCCTGCTCGGTGCGATTGGTGAGTATGTAGTCGGACGTTGCCAACGTCTCCCCGTCCACCCATGCCGATCCGTCCCACTCCCCACCAGTCACGATGCTGGTCAGGCTCCGCAGGGGAACCGACAGCACGAGACGGGGAGAGTTGAATCCATTGCGGTAGTCGACGAGCGGCACGCCACCCAGCCCCGGGAAGGGGTAGACGTAGCTCTCCATCAATCCCACGGCGACCGTGCGCGTTTCCGCCACCGGAGTCGTGCCGAATGACGTGCCGACCTTGTGGTCGAACACGTCACACAGCGCGTTCTCCAGGCGAACCAGACCCGCGTGTTCAGGATCGATGCCGGACATGTCCTGCAACTGCTCCAACACATCGGCCTCGTTGGCGTACCGCATCGGCATGGCTACTTCGCCTTCGTCTCGGGCGCAGCCTTGCGGCTCTTGTTCTCCGGTGCCTGCTGCTCGGCGCGTTCCTCATCCGGTGCCGCCCGGCGCACCACCCGGGATTCCTCGTTGGTGCTGAAGAACTCACCGGAGGCGAACTCCGCACCCTCGGGGATCACGTCCCCCTGGCGGACCCGGAAGCGGGCGCCGTTGAGGGTGTAGTGGCCGTTGCTATCGGCTTTCCTGAGCTTTGCCATGTGTGTGTCCTCTTCCGTGATGATGATGAGCGACGGCACCGACCCACGGCCCGGCACGAGCGGTTGCCCGATGAGGCCGACCGGATTCCCCGCCGGGTCGGCGCCACGCATCGTCATCAGGCCAGCAGGTCCGCCGTCACCTGGTAGGTGATCGAGTCGGCATCCGCATGGACGCAGTTGACGCGCCAGGTTGACGGCAACGGCTGGTTCACTGAGGCATTGGCCGCTGCCGCGACACCGGGGTAAATCAGCAGGTAGGTGTCACCGGTCGCGGTGACGGCCGCGCTGGCCAGCAGGTCGAAGTAGTCGCCGGTCGCGTTGTCCTTGCCCTGGACGGTGAAGACCACCGAGGGGGTCGCCGATGCGGCGGTGACGTTGATGTGGACCCGGACGCCACGATGCCGGCTGTTCCGCTGGTCAGCGGTGGCCACGGTCGCAGTGCGTGCCGCAGAGGGCAGGAGTGTTCTCAGCGTGTTGGCTGCCATGTCTATCCCCCGCCCTAGGCCAGTTCGACCACGGCGAAGGCCGCCGGGCGGAACACCGTGAAGGCCAGTCGCTCTTCGGCCAGAATCGTCAGCATGTTGCGGACGAACTGGTCGTCGATGTAGCCGACCATGATCTGGGCCTGCATCCGGTCCCAGACCGCCGCCATGCGTCCATCACCGACCAGCGCGGTGCCGGCGGAGATGTTCTCGTCCTCGACCACCGTCATGCCCCACAGGCGCGGCACGGCGATCCCGCTGAACGGGCCAGCACCGTAGTAGTCACCTTCGAGGTTGGTGGCGGTATCGAACTCTTCCGAGTCGGCCGGGTTGAGGACCACGAAGTTGGCGCGTGCCCGGCCCGTGGTGCGGATCACCCGGGCAGCCCGGCGGATGCGGTTGAAGTTCTCGTTCGCATCGCCCGCCCCGGCCACCGGGGAGCCGGTGAAGTAGGTGGCGCTGTCGAGATCCTGGACGCCGGTGGTGTTGAGGATGCCGGTGAAGTTCTCGCCGGTCCCATCGCCATTGATCAGCTGGTCGGACTCTTCCAGGCGGAGGAAGTCCAGCAAGCGTTCGTTGACGTAGGTTTCCATCTGCGGCGCATCCCAGAGGGTCTGCCGCGTGATCGGGATCCAGGTGGCGATCGTCTTGACGGTTTCCGTCGCCTGTTCGAGCGTCAGGCCGGACTCGGGCTTGAGACCGCTGGAGCCGTTGGTCGCGGTCGCCTGCCCCACCGGAGCCGCATTGTTAGTGGCCGACGCTTCCCGGAAGAAGGTGATGGCGTCACTGGTCGTCTGGCCATTGATCAGGACCGACCGGAGCGTCGCCTGGAGGTCTTCCCCGCGAAACACCCCGCCGATGATCTGGGGGCGGATGTAGTCGGTCGGCAGCGCACCGGTGTAGACCAGCGCCCGCAGTTCCTCCGGCGACATGTCGTCGGTGTGGATAACGTCGGAAACGTTGCGATGATAGAAGGACTTGACCTCGAAGCCCTGGGACTTGCCGTGGGCACCGCCGGTGCTGGTCACGTAGTCCTTGACCTGGTCCGAGTCGGCGAACCGGCGGCCCAACGTGCGCGGGTCTATGGAGCGTCCCTCGCGGGAACGCTGTTCGCTGCCCGCAGCCGGAAGGGTCCCGGCGGCCCGGCCCCGGCTCTCGCCATTGGCCTTGCCGGCGGCGATGTGGGTTTCGACCTGTTCGGCACGCAGGATTTGCGGCCCGAGGTCGTTCATCTCGGCCAGGATCGCATCGATCCGGCTCTCGTCATCGGCGCTGCGCTCGTCCTTCTGCCACAGCGTCGACAGTTCGGTGGATACGGCATTCATCCGCGTCCGCAGTTCGGCAAGGTTCTTCATGCCTGCACTCCCATGAGTGACCGCCCATAAGCGAGGGCGATCTCGATGTCTCGTTTGCGTCGTGCCTGTTCGTCGGCGAGTGGAGTGCTGTGCGGCGGCTCCGGCTCATTCCGTTCATCCCAGACGGCGACCAGGGCTTGAAGTTGCGCCCACCGGGTGTCCTCGGGCTTGAGTTCACCGGAGCGCAGGTCTTCCAAAAGGGTGGAGAGGGCGTCCATCTGCGTGGCCGCCCGGACGTTGTCGATGGTGGCGAGTTCGTTGGCCGGGAAGGTGACGACGCTGATCTCCCAGAGGCGGACCTCTTCGATCAGGCGGACGTACTCCCGGCCCTCCTTGCCCTTGTAGAAGTCGGGGGCGGTAGCGAAGTCGACGTCATCACCGGCCTCGATCGGGCGGCTCTTGATCGTCTCGAAGCCGAACGACATGCCGAGCGGCACGCCATCCCGCAGGAGGGTCATCACGTCCCGGCCCTGGTTGGTGCCTTCGGAGATCACGGCATCGAAGTAGAGGCCGGTCCGGTCTTCCTTGAGTTCGGTGGGCTTGCCGATCGGCGCGTCAGACCAGTGGTTCCACAGCACGGGAATCCGGTCACCGCGTTCCTTGAGGGTCTTGCGGAACGCCCCGCGCTTCATGGCGGTGCCGTAGGAGTCGACATTGCCAAAGTGGGCGGCATAGCCGGACAGGCCGGCGCCATCGTCGGAGACGGACCGAATCTCGGCCGTGATGTACTGGAAGGCTGGATTGGGGGTCCGGTTGGGCATGGGCCGCTCCGCAAACGAAAACAGAGTCCTCAACCGGTCTGCCGGTCGGGACTCTGTGGTCTCTCACTGTTTGCGGGCTCGCTGGCCTCTTATTCGCTTATGTCGTCAATTGTACGGTATCGCCGAATGAAACGGAACTAGGCCGCCACTGCCGTCACGCTCTCCGTCTTGCAGCGATTGCAGAGCACCTGCACCGTGCTGCCCGGCGTCGCCTTGCAGATGAACTTGCCGCACTGGGGGCAAGTGATGACTTTCCAGATGGGTGTTGGCTGCTGCGAGGTCATCGTCACCCCTCCCCCAGCGGCGGAGACCATGTGTCACTGTTCTCATATTCGCCCTGGTACAACTCTGGTGTGTTCCTAAATGGTCCAATCACCCAGTAGTCAGCCCACATGTATGGCCTAGACGGCGTCACGTCGTGGGGGCGCAGTCTATATTCAGGAGCTTCCCGTTGTGCCTCGAATTTGGCCAATACGGCTTCAGCCTCGGCCTTGGTCGTGTGGATACTGGCAATCCATTTCTCTATGTCGTCGTGACCGCCAGCTTCGCCCCAAATAACCCAGTATTCCGGTGTGCTCATCACTACACCTCCGCCAGTGGGGTCACAATCGGAATCAGTGAGGCCGAGCCGTTGGGATGGTCGCTCTGGACGTGGAAGTTCCCGCGACTAAGCGGCACCACCAGACCATTCCGGTCCGCACATGACAACCCATCCGCCGCGCCCTTGTAACTCTCCGTGTGGGAAGCATTGTCAGCGATCGATACGTACTGGACCACGCCGCTGGCCTCGTACGCCCGGGTGGACGCCTCGGCATAGCCAACCATGCTTTCGGTCCGGGCCACAGTCAGGTGGCGATTCTGGTACGTCTGGTCGAACAGGCCCCGAATGGCCTCACCCATCTCCGGCACCGTCGTGCCCTCCTGCATCAGCGCGGTCAGGGTCCGTTCGATGTCGTCCCGGGTGGTGGCGTTGATGCCGACGATCCGCTGGCCCAGCACGCCCTGCAGGTCTGCCAGGTAGGGATTGGCCACCGTCCACGCCACCTCGACGCCCAGCAGCGCCTCGGCGTTGGAGAGGGCGGCACCGGTCACCGACTCCCACCATGCCGCGAAGATCTGGCGTAACAGGTCGTCTTCGTTCCCCCAGTCGATGGGCTCAATGGCTCGCTTACAGTAGTCGACAGCTAGATCGTCATTGCCGCTCGTGAAGCGAGTTTCGGGATTGTTCTCCCATGGGAAGCTACGCAGGTTCAGCCCGATGCGGCTCGATGACGCTGGCCAGACGACCAATGGTTGTCTGATTCGTCTGCACCACCGCTGCCCGTTGCTCCCGCTCGGCCGGTGACAGGCGGTACTCGTTGACGTATTTGCGTCCCTCCCGCATGACGTAGCGTGGTGCCTTGGGGTCGTGGGTGGGCAAGGCGTAGATGTTCAGTCGCCGCAGGAACTCGCGGTACATCCGCTCGCCTTCCGACTCGACCTCCACCGTTGCTTCCGGCAGCGCGGTCACGGCATTCGTGGGGGTGGGCAGCATGTTGAACGGGATGAGGAAGTCGTCGGGGCCGTGGACGTCGTACCCCGCTTCGATCTGGGCCGGGTGCCGGGAGATCAGACCGGCCGTGAAGGCGGCCACCGCCCGGGTGTTGGCCTCGTTGCGGTCATCCTGCAGCGCCGGGATATTGCTGGTGTCGAACTGGATGGACCAGCCCGGCCGCCACTCGAACTCCGGCAACAGGTGACGGGTGAAGGCGTCGTCAATCCGGCTCCAGACGTAGGACATCGTGTCCTCGTAGAAGCTGGTCCGCGCCTCGGCCGTGTTGCTGAACGTCGACCGCTCCAGACCCACCTGGGCCCCGACGAGGATGGGCGGCACACCAAAGGCAGTACAGATGCGGGCATCCTGCAGGTTGTTGAGGTCGGTGTAGGCCAACTGGTTGAAGTCGAAGCCGATCTGCTTGACGTCCTTGACGCCCACCATCGGCAGCGGTTCCCCCGCGTTGCCAAGCCCCATGTATTTCTTCTTGAACGCCTCGATAAAAGCGTCCTTCGTCTCCTGCTTCTTCCACTGCGCTGCCCCGGGCCCTTCGTCCTGGGGGATCACGGCATAGAGCGGCATGGCTCCCCGGTCCATGAAGACCTTGAGGAAGTCAGTCAGGGCGCTACTGATCTGCGCCTCTCGGAGCACGGACTCCATCGGACCGATACCGGTCGGCGAGTTGTCCGGCGTGTCGGCGTAGGGGATGGGGATCACGTCTTCGGACTTGAGGCGGATCGGCTCCCGCCCCGGCACCCGGTACTCCCAGTCCGGTGGTGCCTGGTTGATCGGGATCGGCCGGATCCAGTCGGACCGCAACGGCCAGAGGGCGATCACGTTGCCCAGCGCGTCCCGTTCCTTTTCGATCACCACGAAGTTGGTGACCGCCATGTTCATCGTGATGAACGAGAGAAAGCGCCCTTCGCCCATGCCCTCATTGGGCTGGACGATCAGTTGCCGGAGCGGGTGGGTATCGTCCGCCTCTTCGCTCTCGGGGTTGATGACCTGCAGGGACGCGGTCCCTGCAGCGGCAGCGATCTCCTGCACGCAGCGATAGATCAGCACCACCTTGCGGTACGCCGCGCCGTCATAGGCATCGATCGTGCGAGGGAGCCACTGGGGGCGACCGCTCTGGGAGGGGATGACCTGCCCGCCAGCGGAGGCGGAGCGGTACTCCAGGGCGGCGATGTTCTCCCGCCGGCGGTTGAGGAATGCGTCGATGATGCCCATTTAGTCGCCGTCCTCATCTAGCGCCTTGGCGGGGGCAACGATGTCGAATAAAGCCGCCTCAACCCTAAGCGTCAGTTCGCCCCTGAAGTGGTTATTGCTATCGCATACCCACTCCGCAGACAGGACGCCCTTGAGTTCGTTCCCTGTCTCGACGTCATAGATTCGTGGGTAGGGATCACCGTCTTTCATGGTGACGCCAATGTTTGGTTTGCGGCTGATCTCTTTACCCATTAGCGCAGGCTCCTGTAGAACTCGGCGAGGTCGATGACCGGCTCCAGTGCGCCCATGCAGAGGTACCGCAGGGCATCCATCGCGTGATCGTGGTCCTTGACTGGCTTGTCGTTGTCCACCTGCTTTTTCGAGGGGTAGGCATAGGCCCCAAACTCGCCGATAGTCTCGGTACAGGACGGATCGATCGTGAATCCCCGGTTCAGGACACTCTTCGTCTGCCGGATGCCTTCCAGCACATCATTGGCGGCAGGCAGGACCGGGTACCCCAGTCGCTCCAGGTCCGTGATGACACCCTTGGCGGACGGATCGATGAAGATGACCTCCGGGTCTGACCTGTCAGCCTCGGTCGTGATGGCGTCGAGAATGTCCGTGGAGCTCAGGTTGCGTCGATAGATTTCCTGCGAGATATGGACACGCTCATCACCCGCCACATGCCCGGTGAGAATGACCGTGGGATTCCGAGATCCCACATCGACGCCGAGGTAGGTGGACCAGCCAGTCACATCCACCGGACCGTCCGGGATCGCCTTCGCAATCAACCGCATGGACTCAGAGCCCTCGATGGGGTGCCAGGTTGGGCGGATCATGTCGTCAGTGAACATCGGGTAGACCAGCCCTTCGGCGGCCACCCACACCCCGTCAAGCAGGCGAGCCCGCTCCACGCCGGTCAGGGAACCGAGCGTATCCACCACGTACTGCTTGCCGAGTGGCGTCCAGTCATTGCGGTCAGCATCCCAGTAGGCAGGGTTGTCCTTGTGGGTGGAGACGATACGGCGGGTCAGGCCAGCGTTGCACCGTTGGTTGAGCCAGTGCTGGGGATAGGACGGGTTGGCATCACCGAAGATCTGCTGGTATGGCGTCGCACCGTTGCGGAGCCGTGACTTGAGTTTCTGCCAGGTGTCCTCTGCGGTCAGTTCCGTCGCCTCGTTCGGGTAGATGAAGTCGAACTCCGCTGACATCACCTTGCCCGGCTTGTCGAGACCGACGACCAACATCACCGACCCGTTGGGATAGCGGAACTCTGCCGGGTAGAAGCGGTTGCCGCCAAACTCCTTGACGCCTGCCCGCTCCGGGTGAACGCCGTTGATGTACGTCGTCAGCGCACCGCTCTTCAGGTCTTCCAGAACCTGCCGGCACATGAGGCCCCGGGCCCCGTCGTATCGCAGCAGGGTGAAGTGAGCCTTGTAGCAGGCGGCCAGCGTCTTCCCGGTCCCTGCAGGCCCTACAGCGAGAATGTCCGGGTCTTTGGCCGCGAGTAACGCTTTCGCCCCACCACGCGGCTCGTAGCGCTGCACAGGACGCCGCTGCGGTGCAGCATGGGGAGCGGCGAACATCTAGGCCAGCTCCGACGGGTCCATGCCGACCAGTTCATACGTCACGCCGAGGTCGCCAGAGATATCGATCTTGTCCGTGAACAGTTGGTGATGCTTGCCCAGCAACTCCAGGGACTTGACCTGATTGGACAGGTCCATCTTCACTTTGATCGGCTTGCCTGATTTGTCGCGAGCCACCACTTCGATGAACTCAAACGATGGAGCGAAGGCGATCTCGGAGAGTTTTTCCAGCACCATGTCGGCATCGGCATATCGCGCTGCCACGTATCCACTCACGCGCGCGGCAATGTCGACATTCTTCAACAGCCGAGAGCCCTGGGACTGAGGCTGCCGGTACCCAGCGATCCGGGCGGCTTCGGTGGCGTTCCCCCGGGCAGCACCGAGGTAGGCCGCGATGAACGCCTCCTGCTTCAGTGTCAGCTTGGGTTGTGCCGTCCCATCCGCCATTGCCGCGCCTCACTGTACCTACAGTCCTATCATGGTCCATTGTATCAGCCCACGTTAGGTATTCGCGGTTTCATTCGTTACGGATTCCGGGCACGACAAAGCGGCCCCCGCCGGAGCCGCCTCGCCGTGGTGGGTGGTTAGGTGATGACCTCTTTGGATACCGGCGGGAAGTAATCCGGACGCCCCGTATCGGCGAAGTTGGTTGCTAGATCAATCGGGGCCACGTCGCGCCCCTCGAATACCATCGTGACCGGGCCTGCGGCGTTGAGGCCATGTTCCTTGCACGCTGCCCGGATGCGCTCAATAAGTGGCTCGTTCCAGCCCATCGCATCGAGCGCCTGAATCACGCCAACCCAATCGGTCACCTGTCGCGATACCGTCAATGTGCTCATGCCGCCGCATCCTCCTCCGGTGCCTCGTCGCTCACCTCTACCCACAGG